CCATCCTCCTGGTAGTACTGTGAATATCTTGTTATGTCTGACATATTATTTTTTCTCCTCCTTAGTTATTGATTTAAGTTTTGCGAGTCCTCCACGCTTTAGGCGGAAGAATCCCTGCTTGTCGGGTCTTGTCTTTGAAAGGAAAGCAATTGCTGCCTTCTCGTCCTTTGCGTACTTGATTGCCCGTGAGACGTATCCTTCCGGCATATCATCCCTAGTGTATTCTATGATGTACTCATTCATCGGTACAAGACAACGAATCCATTACCACCCATAATTGAAATAACGTTGTAGTCAATCCACTCGACTGCCTCCTCCTCCTCCATCTCTAGAAGAAAGACATCCAGCATCTTAAAATAGTCGTAGACTAAGTATCCTCGATGATCGGTTCCAATGACCGCATCATCTAGTCCATCAAACCGGATTGCCTCCGGGACGCATTGATCTAGGTAATCCTCAATCATTTTACTACTGGGTTCATTCGTTTATTCCAGAAAATCCTGGCGCACAACTTTGCATTGTCAATGCCCCAGTTAATCTCTTCGGGTTTCCAGACACGATGTATATGTTGCCTAGTCTCGGAGTCAATAACAACGGACCTGCACCCAGGAAGGTAGTCCAGTTGGTGTTCCTTCATTAGCATATAGGACTCAATAGCTAACTGCTCGCAGTCCTTTGCGTACGTCTTAGCCTTGCCCTTTGTATTGCTTCGGCACTTGTAATCAGCGAGGAATAACTTTCCTTCCTTATCGTGTCCGATGAAGTCAACGCTGCCCGCAATCTTGATCCGGTTATTGGCAACCAGCCTCTCACAGGATATCGGCTTCACTTCATTCTCCTGTATCCATTCAATGAATGGCATCGCCCAGGGATCAAATGCGGATCCAGCTGGGTACTGTCGGCCTTCACCCGAAAGTTCGCCATCGATGATATCCTCAATGATTTTATGCACCGATGTACCGAACTCAGAAGATGAGATGGATTCTCCATTTGCTGGATGCGGACGCACTCCGTACGTCAATCTCTCGATGTCCTGCCATTCGAGATCCGGGTACTCCCTTGCTAGGGACGTAATCATTTTCGGCTTCCATATGCTGTCAATGAAGGAATCCTTCACGATGCCCAGTACAGTAGTAACGGAAGGATAAATCCTACCTCCCTTCTTTCTGGCTTGGGGCGGTGTCAACACCTCCGCCTCGAAGGACGGAGATGAGACATCTTGGCAATTGTAAAAGTGAGCCATTATAGTTCTTGGTTATGGATTAACTCGGTTACCATCTCACGGAAGGCTCCCAGTAAGGCAGGAGTATCGCCAGTTTTGAACTTGCGCTGCACGACAGTTTCCAATCCATCTCGCTTGAAAAACGTGACAGTTGATTCACCATCACATAGGTCCGTAATGGTGAACATTGTATCTGCATCCCTCTTGATGACGAAGTCCAGGATCTCTGTATCCGTGGAAAGGACAAGCTCCTTCTCTGGCATATAAAACTGATCCCCTTCGACAAGGTCGGCGACATAGGTGTCAACAAAACGTCCGTTCGGTTGCAACCGGGATACAATGGTATCCTGTGAGAGCTTTTCAATTGAGCTTGGGTATTCGTGTAATTCTATCTGTTTCATATTATTAGATCTTTGATATTAGGATTGCGATAAGAAGGATGACTGCTCCCCCGGCGATGCAGGAAAGCGTGATGATGGCCGATTCAAGGCAGGACTCCGCCACAATTGGAGTGTCCGATTTTTTATTTTGTTTTTTCATATTTATTTTTGGTTCAGTTCAAAGATTTCATCCTGGATTTCGTCAGGTAGATGCACTATGTAGGTGTCATCAAAGGATAGCTGAGATAGCAAGTCAAGAATATCCGCAACGTATTCCTCCGTGATTTTTGCTGTGGGTTCCGTATTATTTGACATTGTCTTTTGAGTTCATTAGTTTCTGCGAGTCTTCCTTATGACTGCCACTTCATAAGGCCAGTCAATCATTATGGTTCTTAATTTATAAAATAACTGAGTCATATGACTGACTGACCATAAGGAAGGGATGCCATAAGGTAGGGTTAGCCGAGATCATCCTGAAGCCATTGCTGCAATGCTTCGATGTCCTCATCTATCAGCTTCTGTCCGTTACTGGTAAGGTAGTAGTCAATGGTCCAGGGTTCCTCCGGGTCCCCGTACTCCCCAGGATTTGTCATTCCGGCGATGATCGTGACATCAACGTCATCGATGGTGTCCATCGTTATGACGTAGCGGATGTCTGATTCATTGCGGCCTTCCATAAAGTTAATATCCCCATTGGGACCGCCTTCGGTAGTTTTGAATATTTTTTCCATAGTTTCCCTTTCTGTTATTTGTTACTCTGCATCGGCCTGGACTTGGACCAGTAATGCCAGTAAATCCATTTCGAGATCGTCCCATTTTCTGATGTACTTATCAGCTTGATCATATGGCACAATGTTTCCGGCATCGAAGTACTCTTGTTGGATTGCTTCAATGGCTGATGCTGCCCCTGTGTTCGGTTGCACTCTACCAGCTTGGACCAATTCCTTTAGTGTCAGTCCAGTCCAGTTTTTGCGGTTAAGGATTTCTTTTGCTGTTGGTAATTTCATTTTGATTTTGATTTTGGGTTTGGGTTATTGTTCGATGATCTTAAAGAATTGGCGATAAGTTGATGCAAGAAAACTTTCCGATTTTCCGCTTTTCCAATTGAAAAGTTTAACGAAACTTTGAGATGAAAACTGTGGCTGATATGAGCAAATGTATTGAAATTTTACCCCGCTCTTATGTTGCAACAGGATATTGCTTTCCTTCATTCCTTGGACTTCCTCAAAAGAAAGACCTGCGTTAAATAATATTGCTTGATTCATAGTGATTTTGATTTTTTTGGTTATTGTTCCGCTAGCTTTTGCTAGCTTCAACAAGTAAGAACCGCTGGCTTTTCTTTTGCAATACTTATTTTCAAAATAATTTGCTCGATTTTGTAAACCGCTGGCTTCCATAGATTTGCGGATAAAGATTTTTTCTGATGGATCAAATCCGGCTATGCTTCCGGGCGTTATTAAATCAATTGCCGCTGTCTTTTGTCGTTTTGTTCCTGGCATTTATTGCCCCGATCTTGGCTTTGGATGCAATCAATCATTGGCTGCAAAGCATAGCAGTTTTCCCTGACTATGCACAAACATTTGCATTTCAATGCCCCTTTAAAGGCCTTTAATTCCTTGCCAATGGTAACAGTAGACCGAAAAAAAGACCGCCTTTCAGCGGTCCTTTGATTGTTTTACTATTGTCTTATAAGTTTTGGGTTATTTGTTTTCGGAAAAGAATTTCATTTCGCCACACAAATGCGCTAATGCCTAGTTTATTGGCCCTCTTTTCAATTCGGCGGAATAACACTTCTTTAACGTCTTTATCTAGTTTTAACGTTACTTCATTATATTCCGTTACTCTATCTAATATAAGTGATAAATTATCTTTCATATTTTCTTATAAGTTTGGATGATTAAAAATTCCTGAGAATCACTCCTCCTTCGAATTCAATAACATCTGTCTGATCACGAAAATAATCCAAAGCAGCCTGCTTGCGCTCCGGAAACTGTCCAAAATCTTCGCCGTATTCCTTTTCAGCATCAAGGATTGTTTCATATTCCGTAAAATCACAGCGCAAGGCAATTGGATCCAATTCGAATTCTTCCCTTGGCCGACAGCTTTCTTCCAATTGCTCTAGGTATTCGACAAGCGCAAGTGCTCCCGCCGCTGACCAGCATCTATAATTTTGATCCTGGTGAAGGATTTCGGCTGCTTCTAATGTGCTAAGTGTAATTTTCATAGTATTTGATATTTAATATGGTTAATTTATGCGTTGAATTTTTCGGCAACTTCCTCAAGTGTTAATGCTTCGCCGTAGTATCCGCCGAAAGTATTTTCTGTCCCAAAATAGGAAAGCAAAGAGGAAATCCGGTGCTCCAATGGCATTTCATTAAAAGCTGCTTTATCTGACCCAATAAAGGAAAATAATCCATCCCAATCTTCCTCCGATATCCAATCAAAATCCGATTTGAAATCTTCTTCCATTATTCTACACGTTTCAAATTCAATGAATTCAAATGATTCATTTACTCTGATTCCGTAAACAAAATTGACTGATTCGGACTCCTTTTGCCAAGCAAGGCCGTATTCAATCAATGAAGTTTCAAGTGAAGCATCGCCGCCTTCCAGTTTTCCGTTTTCCAGTTTTTCAATAGTTTTCATAGTATTTGATATTTGATATTTGATATTTGGTTATTTTGATTCCGTTTTACCGGTACGATTGTTGCCCTTTTTTAATTGTCATTGAATGCTTACCTTTACGCTTTGCCCATTGAGTATTTTTAACTAGTACATCAATATATCCATTAGCCTCTTCAATAGATGCGCCGCCTTCAGTTACCATAGCATTTCTAAGATCCTTTCTGTTGCCAATGTGTCGCCACGGCGTAGGCTGCATTTGCTCTACGTCAAAATGAGAGCTTCCCTCAAAACAGTATTGATAAGTTGTTTGTTCCCTGCCTTGCCAATCTTGATGAACAAATAGCATAGTGCCAAAGGGAAGACAAATGTAAGTTTCACTTTTGATGTTGTTTTTAATTTTCATAGTATTTGATATTTGATATAGTTAATAATTAAGAAAAACCCATTTTGAGCAAATATCTAACAAGCTGTCAAATCATTTTTTCAACCTTTTTTGATACCATTAATTCTATGTATTCAATGAATGAAGGAAAGTGGTCCACAAATGAATGAAGGAAGCTACCGGCGAATGAATGAAGGAAAGCTGCCGGCGAATACTTTGCCTCAAACAAAAATAAAAGCCACTCTCACGCAGCGCATTGACTAACCAGGAACACGTTAGAAATACGGCCAATCTTGCAATCGTTAGTTGATTGACTCACCCGGATTCCGTTAGGTTTCTGACTGATCTAAAATTTGTTAGGGGGGGGAGGGGATCGTGCAGCCGGCGGCGTTCCAGATGCTATATGTACTAAACACGCCTCAAAAAAATACTGCCCTCAAGGGTCAACCGTGACTGCCGACTGCCTACCTTAAGGAAGCCACTTCCTTGACTGCCCTACCATATGGTAGCCACTTCTTATGGCATTCACTTCTTAAGGTCAGCCTGTCTTATGACTCAGTTATTTTTTTACAAAAAATATTCGTTAGGATGAGGTATCCTTATGAAGTGGCAGTCTTATGGTAGGAGTATATCATATAGGTAAAGTCAATATGGAATCTTTTTGGTATACTGTTGTTATTCAGTAGCTTACAGAAACTGGGGGGTTTACAAGTCAGTTTTTAGGGTATTTACCCTAGATGAAATACTGAGGGGGATTCCTTATTATATTGACAGAAGTATGTTAATATAGTCAAATACAATTAAAGCTATGGAGAAGGAAGATCTAATGCAGGAAATATCCGAGGCTATTGAATTAGTCCGTCAGGAGAAGTCCGTACTGAAGCGTAAGAGCCTTACGTTATATGACCCAAAAAAGGTATCCGAGATACTGTATCTGCATAGCATTGGCGTATCCCAGACCAGGATGATACGGAAGTACGGATTCGAGCGTCATACTATTTTATCTGTACTTACTGATTACGCTGACTACGTTGGCAAGTTCCGTGAGATTTCGGGGAGAATAGCAGCCAAGAACTACCTGAACCTCTCCAGCTTGGAGGAGGATCTAATTGAGAAGGTACGCCAGCGTATGGAGGAGGACCCCGATATGGAGGTCGGGTTCAAGGATCTCAAGGAGATTTCAATAGCAAAGGCTAACGCTGCGAGGGAGGCATTGACGGCTAGAGGTGAAGCTACGCAGATTACCGAGGACAGGAAGATTTATACCCAGGATGACTACGAGGCGACCATACGGGCTGCTAAGGAGCGAATTAAACAAGCACAAGAAGTGGAGGTAATAGATGTCAAAGACGAAGCCAAATAGGATGTACCACTCAGGGTGGGACAAATACGGAGATATAATCCAAGTCTCTGGGGACTGGGTAACTGCTCGATTGGACGGGGAAAAGGGTACAGGGTGTTGGGAGGTGGATGCACCCTATATTAAGATATTTATCGATGAAGATAACCTAAAGCCTGCACCGCTTCCTGAGAATCCATTGACTGGACTTCTCAAGGATAGGGAGCGTCTGGACTGGATACTGGAGCATTGCGATGTCGGATACGATAACTTTTATAAGACATCCTTTGATAACAGGGATGAGATAGACCAAGCAATGGAGGATGCACAATGAAGATAACAATACAACATTATGATCAAACATCATCCATCGAAGTTCCCGATGGTGTCAACCTTGATGAGTTCCAGTCCTTGCTATCAAGGATTCTCGGAGCAATCTGGGAGCCTGACCAAGTAGATGAGATTATGCGGGTCAATGATTATGACAATGGGTACAAGTCAGGCTTCGCTAGAGCTAAGGACGAGGAGGAGTCCTACCTATGAATGACGAACACAGCGAAGAGATATACGAGCAGATCAGAGCAATCCTGGCGGAGCATTACCCGAACTTCTTCTTTGCGGTTATGGATGACTCAGGTGAGTTGTACTATGATTACACCAATCTCCCAATAGGCAAGATGCTTATGCGGGAGGTACAGGAAGAACTGGAGATGGAAACCTTCGGGGATGATATAATCATTAACTGGGACGGCGAACAGGACGAAAATCAAGGCTGGGATAACTGCTAACAGGACAAAAATCAAGGCTGGTATAATTAATTAATGCCAAACGGCAGACACCCAAAGCCTTATGGCTGCGGGCTGGCTTTTCCCTCTTTCGCCCGATAAGTAAAGGGGAATTTTTAAAACATACACAATGGGAAAAGGACACGCACCCCGAAAGGGACACAATGCTGAAAAGCAGAGTAAGAACTACGATGATATCAACTGGTCAAAGAAACCAGATGACAGAAAGGTGACAGTCCGTGTGAACGGCAAGAAAGTCTCCTAATGATTGAGTTCACAAAGCACCCAATCCTCAAGCCACCAACGGATGAGGAGATCGTACAACTCGGAGAGCTTGACCCGAAGTTACTGGTTAAGTTACACGAGGCACACGAGGGACGCATACAAGCAGCAGAAGAAGATCCCCTGCGGTACGGGTTCGACCTAGCAGGATGGGAACGCATAAGGGAATCCCTTCAGAAGTACGATGAGGTACTTGCCCTAGGGGGAAACCGTTCGGGGAAGACAACTGGCTGTGCAAAGATGGTGATGCAAGCTGTGACCGAGAACCAGGATGGGCACGTTGTATGCTTTTCCCAGAATGCGGATACTTCCGTCAAGGTACAGCAGGCAGCTGTCTGGGAAATGATGCCCAAGGAGTTCAAGCGAAAGACCAAGAGCGTTGACGGTTATATCAATTTCTCGATGCAAAATGGTTTTACTGGGTCTTCATTTATATTTCCTGATACTAGAACTCGTGTGGATTTCAAGACATATACCCAGTTCTCAAATAATCAGACTATCCTTGAGGGCTTTGAGTTCGGATTCAGGAACCCAGAGGGGATGAATATCGGTGCTTGGCTTGATGAGTACCTCGGCGATGCAGCCCTTGTCAATACTCTCAGGTTCCGCCTAGCGACCAGGAACAGCAAGATGCTTCTGGGCTTCACCCCCATTGATGGTTATACGCCGTTCATCTCCGAGTACCTAAAGGGTGCTGAGACGCTGGAGACGAGACACGCAGAACTTCTCGGCAGGGATGTCCCCGTGAAGCAGTACTCACCTGAGCGTGAGGCTGGAGTTATATATCTGCACTCCGATGAGAATCCATTCGGTGGTTATAGCCGTATCGCCAAGGATCTCAAGAACTCCTCAGAGGATCAGATAATGGTCCGGGCGTACGGGTTACCAACGAAGTCAATGACTTCACTACTCCCGAACTTCAGTCCAGGCATCAATGTCCTCACGGATGAACCAAACAAGTACGGACAAGCCTTCCCGGATCACAAGGATTTAACTTGGTATCAGGTAGTTGACCCCGCTTTTGCGAGGAACTATGTAGCCATCTGGGCTGGTGTCTCGGAGAATGACGAGATATTTATACGCAAGGAATGGCCGGACAGGGCAACGTACGGCGAGTGGGCACTATTCGGGGATCCCAAGTGGCGGTACGGTCCAGCTTCAAAGAAGATTGGGTACGATGTAGAAATGTACTGCGAACTCTTCAAGGAAATAGAAAAGGACCTCGGCATTGAGGTAATGGAGAGAATCGGGGACTCACGTTT